ACCAGGCAGTCCCGGCAACACCCAATAATGCAAGTACGGGTGGGCTTAATAAAAATCCACCAGCATTTCGTAGTAATTTACCCAAACCTTTACCCGCAGCTGTTGGTATCGGCAAAGCAGGCACTCTTCTCAATAGATCCATTAGACTATCTAAAAGCCCCCGATTAGATTTTTCTTCAGTAACAGTTGCATTTCCTTTGGCTAATTTACTCAATACCTTCAATAGTTCTTTGTGTCTCTTTTCATCTTCTAGTTTCTTTTCTTCAGCAAAGTTTAATTCTGTGTCACTTCTTTGCAAATCTCTTTCTCTAGTAATTTGCATCAGATAATAGATTTTTCTGAGCATCTCGTTGACGCCTTCGGACATACCAGTTCCAGGTTCTCTACCAATTCTTGATGCGGTTCCACGTTCACGTATTGGTCGCATACGACCAGAGAAATACTGAATGTCTTTTTCAGATCGACCTGTCAGTTTACCCAATAAAGCAGGACCTAAACTAGAACCACCAGTCAGAAACTTTGCAATGTTTAATGGGTCAAATTTCTCTTTGATTCCTTTTATTTTGGCCTGTGTTCTGAGAGATATGGTTTTCTTAAGTGCGCCACCGATCGTGGCATCACCGGCAAGTTGGTCCGACAAGAGGTCAGCAAAACCTGTATTACGTATTCTTCTGGCTCTTTGGTAATCTAAATTTGTAGCCATTATTGTTTAGTCTTTCTTGAATATGGTGAACTATCATCAACAACCGTTCCACTTTTTTGTTGTGCTACGGCTGGCTGTGCTACATTAACATTGTTTGTTGTTTGTGAACCTGCTGTTGCAGCACCTAGTTGTTTTCTCATTTCTGCATTGGATCTGGAAGATGAATTGATATTGTCTCCAACAGTGGGAGGAATAGTTACTGGAGTATTTTTTTGTGTGTTTTCTTCTTTTCCATTACGAATCATTTCGACTATCTTTTCGGCTCTTTTTCCAACTTGTTGATACCATTTACTAAGTTGTTTAGTTTCTGGATTTGCATATTTCATTTGTTCAGCAAATCGATTAAAGTCACCAGCTGCGGCTGCAGCTCCCGCTTGTTTAAAAATGGTCCACCAGCTGCCCAAATTATAAGTTAAATCAATCATTGCAGATTTTCCTGTTTCATTAGCTAAATTCCAACCAGGAGACTTTTCTGCTTTCAATCTATGTTTTTCAAAATCTTTTTCAAATAATGCCATCACTTGTTCATCTGTCATTGCTGGAGTTTTATTGTTTTTCTTATCATAAGGACCGCCGTTGTTTTTCCATGCATCATATTCGGGTGGTAAACTTTTTCCATCTCCAATTAAATGTCCAACACCAATTGTCCAAAGACCTTTACTGTCTTTATATGGATAATTAACTTTACCCTCATGCAACATAATCATTTTTTTGGTAGCATCTAAAGATGGTATTCCAGCTGGCGGCACTTTCACAGCGGTTGGTGGTGCAGCTGGTGTGGGAGCAGAAGGTGTTGGTGCCGCAGTTGGTTGTTCAACTTTCTTTTTAACTTCTTCAGCTTTTTTGGCTCTTTCTTGAGCCTCTCGTTTTAAACGTTCTGCCTCTTCTTTTTTTAATCTCTCTGCTGTTTCTTTTCTAGCAGCTTCTTCAGCATCCTTAGCAGCTTTCTTTCTAGCAGCTTCTTCAGCATCCTTAGCAGCTTTCTTTCTAGCAGCTTCTTCAGCATCCTTAGCAGCTTTCTTTCTAGCAGCTTCTTCAGCATCCTTAGCAGCTTTCTTTCTAGCAGCTTCTTCAACCTGTTTTCTAGTCTGTTCTTCAGCCTGTTTTCTGGCCTGTTCTTCAGCCTGTTTTCTTGCAGCATCTGAAACTTTTGGTGCTGTTGGTGCTGTAGGCGCTGGTGCTGTTGGAGCCGGTGCTGTTGGAGCCGGTGCTGTTGGAGCCGGTGCTGTTGGTGCTGGCGCCTTTGGTCCGGGTGCACCCGGCGCTGGCGCTGTTGGAGCCGGTGCTGTTGGAGCTGGCGCCTTTGGTCCAGGTGCACCCGGCGCTGGCGCTGTTGGAGCCGGTGCTGTTGGAGCTGGCGCCTTTGGTCCGGGTGCTGGTGCTTTTGGTCCAGGTGCAGGAGCTCTTGGTGCTGGTGCCTTAGGCATACCCGGCACAACCGGTTCTTTTGCCTTTGCTTTCTTTGGCGCAGGCTTTCTACGAATTGTTAACGCCTTAATTATTTCATTATGTCGTCTAGCTTTTTCACTCTCTTCTTCTTCAAGGTAGTTTGCTCTTCTCTCATGTTGAAGTTTATTGAAGTTCTCTTTTTGAACCATCAACTTGTATATACCACCAAGAACCTCGGAATCGGAAGAGTTTTTACCAAGAACTTCCGAATCTTTATTACTGCCGCGCAAAAGACTCATCAGACCACCCATTAGACTTCTGGTGGTCTTTTTACTTGAATCATTTATATCTGCCATTATCGTTTACTTCGTTCTTTTATTTTTAAGTTTTCTTCTTCAAGATACTGTATCAATAATGTGATGTAGATATCCCTTTCCCAAGGTATCATACTCTCAAGCTCAGACAAACTATATTTGTGGTGTTGCATCAATGAAAAGTTTGTCTTGTAATAATTCTTTAAATCATCATAACAAATTATAACCCGAAAAAACTTTCGAGCCCTTCCACTTCCAAACTGTGATTGAAACCACATTTGGAACAAACTATTTCAATTTTCTTCTTTAACCTTGGAATGTTATTGAAGAAGTGTTCGATCTTTTCGAATTGTTGTTGATTCATACTTTCAACGAATTCAATCAACTCTTCTTTTGTTGTTTCTTTTGCATAATGAAACTGTTCACCGTCATAGATGTACTCAATTGAATTTGCAATCATATTGAATGTAACATCAGTAATATTGTCCATGTTAATGGAATCTCTAACAAGCCCAAATTGTGGGTAACGCATCTTCACAACAATCTTATCACTGATTCTAACTTCTGGATCAACAACTTCATCCGACTCTGGATATATCTCAGTCAAGTTAATCTTTGACTCCATGATATTGCCGCACTCTTTTGTCTCAGTAACTTTGTTGTTGCAACGATACTTTGATTCTGAAATCTCACCAACAGACTTTGCTCTGAGGTTGATAAAGTAATATTCAATATCAATAATTGGAAGTTCATCCAAGTTAACACCTTCAGTCAAAGTACAAACACTAAGAATGTCTCTGATGTTTTGTTGAATGGTATCTGCGTCACCAGATTCCATTGCCATCAGCAAATTCTTTTGTTCTTTGACTAAGAACGGTCTGTATTTCAGTTTCTTTTTACAAAGTGGTAATTCAATTTCATATGTTGGCACTTCAAGTTTTGGTAAAGCCATAGTAACTCCTTATAAATTCAAATGGTTTCCCATCTAGTATATGCAAATGTCGCATTCAGTTTATGATAACCGTCAGCACTCCAATCTAAATCCATTTGGTTGATTGAAAGTGGATAAGACTCAACAAATCTCACCTCATAGGTTCTTCTATCTGTAACATCATATTGTCTAATCGTAATGTCGGTGCAGTAAGTATTTCTGTATTTGAAGTTATTTGTAGAAGTAGGATTCACAAGTTGCATCCATGCATCAAATAATTTCTTTTGTTTCATATCACTATCAACAATAAACGTCAGATCAAGATCGTTATATGTTGTCAGGTATGGAAACTTTTCAATTGGTCCATAAGTTCTTTGTTCTGTCGTTGCTAGAGTTCTTCCTGGTATCTGAGCATTTTCGCATCGGAATGTTAATATATTTTGCGAACTGCCAAAAGAATTTAAACCTCCAGGCAGAGGGAAGAATACTTCAAATCTACTTGGTCTAGCAAAATCGCCTTTGAAAGACGAGATAATTCTGTCAATTGGTAATGACATTTATGAATTCCTTATTTCTTCGATAGAATCTTGCCAAACTGTCTTGGCAGGTTGTTTCTTAAACTGGTGTACCGGCAGGTAAGTTGCCACATCCCACTCATCAGGTTGAACCGCCAGGATTCTTGATCTAACGTGTGAGTACAAGTACTGTTTGACGCACGGTCTGAACTCCTTGAACCTCCTGGTTGCGTCCAGTATGTCATAGGTGATGCGTATACGTTTAATCTCATCATTCTCATCATAGATGGCTCTACCCATCAACTTACGCATGAACAGGATTCTGTAATTAATTGGTAAATAATGTATATTCAAACCCAAAAATCCATCCGCATTTCTTTGGAGTGGCATCACAAGTGGAAATCTGTCATAATATGGTAATTCAGATTTACCCTTTGGATCGTATATAAAGAAATAGAGACCACCAAGTAAAAACTTCTGTCTGTTTGATGGTGGTGTGTATCTATACTTCTCCTTTGTCATTGGAGGGATGTATGCAGTCGGATTTCTCAGTTGCAACATCTTTTGTTTCA